AGCGGCGTGTTCAACCACACCGAAAATCATTAAACAGCCAATTCTATGCCCACAAGTTGCAGAATGTACGCCATTTGCCGCCACAATTAAAACAAACGGCGATTTGGCTAATGCTTATCTACAAAGCCAACAAAAGCTAAGTGTATGCATTGTTGAAAATCAAGCATTAAAGAAATGCATTGATGAATTTAATAAACAGGAAAAACAATGACCGATCAATTTGACCGTGCGCAAGAACTCGAACAAATGACACGTGATATTGCGTTACAAAAACACCGCACTTTTAAAGCAATCAGTGCTTTTTATTGTGAAGATTGCGACATTCCCATCCCTGAAAAACGTCGCCAATTAATTCAAGGCGTAACCCGTTGCGTGGATTGTCAGCAAAAATATGAAATGCAACAACGGAATTTCAGAAAATGAAAAAGCCAAACCAACTGCGCAAAATCCTTGAACAAAGCCATCAAGACTTTGTGAAAAATCCTGACCGCTTACAGCTTTATGTTGACGGCGGTCAAGTTGTTGCAACTGGCAGCACATCACTGAGTTTTGAGTATCGTTACACGCTAAACATCATCATCACCGATTTTGCCTTTGACATTGCAAGCCTAATCGTGCCGATTAATGCGTACTTACGAAAAAACCAACCTGAACTATTCGAAAATCCGCAACGCCGTGAAAACGCCTTTAAATTCCAAATGGATTACAACAATAACAACACAGCGGACGTGTCGTTTGAAATTCAACTTACCGAACGAGTTGTGGCAAAACAAGTGGGCGAAAACGTGCAGATGACTTACGCCACCGAACCAACTGCACCGGAATGGGAAACATTAAACACATTAAAAGTTTATCTTGAAAAAATAGACGATGAACATTTGATTTTTAAAAGTGAAAAATAAAAATGAGCGATGGGATTGAGCAAGTAAAACTCGCATTTACCGATTTATTAAAAAATATCAGTAAACCACGGAGACGTTTACTCTATCAACAAATTGGGCGGGAATTAGCGAGAAATCAACGTAGAAGAATTAAAGCACAACAAAACCCAGATGGATCACCATTTGAACCACGCAAAAAAAGAAAACAATTCAGCAAAAAGAAAGGCAGAATAAAAAATCAGCTGATGTTCAAAAAAATAGTCTCACCATCCCATTTAAAAATTCGATATGAACAAGAAGGCATTTCACTTGGTTTTTATGGTGGGGATGCAGCAATTGCAAATGTTCACCAATATGGATTATATAGCAGTCCATCTAAATATAAGGATTTCAAAGTGAAATATGCCCAGCGGGAATTACTGGGCTTTAGCGAAGAAGATATTGAAATGATTGAAAGATTTGTGATTAAAGCGATTGCAGAAGGTAGCCTCTAATGGCGGTTAAACATACCAACGATGCCGCCAATAATCGCCACAAGCGGAGTGACGAAAATCGCACAAATCAATCCAGAGCCAATAAACGAGAATAAAGCAATGGTGTACCAACTAATATCAGGCAATTCTGCATGAATTTGATAAGCCAACGTTGGGAAAACAATAAAAATACCAATGAATAAAACCCAGTCTATTGCACGTTCCATCATTCACCCCTTATTTGTATTACTTTATAGGTAAATAATATGAGCAAAGATTTAAAAATTCAAGTGTTATTATCCGCAATGGATAAATTAACTGGACCATTCAAATCTGCACAAAAAGCAACGAAACAACTTTCAAACGTTTTAAATGAAAATAAAACAAAATTAAGATCTCTATCTAAAGAATATAATCAAAATGAACTTCAAATAAAAAAATATAGAGAGACATTAAACCCATTAAAAGCAAAACTTAATGAAAACACGCAAGCTTTATCTAAAGCTTATGCAGAAGTGCGCAGAATGGAATCTGCTTTAAAAACGATGCCTAAACCAACAGCGGGATTTAGTAACAAACTTAATGAAGCCAAAAAGAGTGTCGCTAAGTTACAAACTGAACAGGCCAAAATGATCTCAAAATTAAAAAACACCCGTGCAGAATTTAGTCGCAATGGGATAAGTGCCGCCACACTAGGGCAACGCCAAAGAGATTTGCAAAATCAAATGAAAGGCGCAAATAAAGAGATCGACCAACAAAGAAATAAACTATCAAGACTGAATGAGAAAGCACGGCAGAAAAATAGCTATACACAGCGTGTAGATGGATTGCGTACAAAAGCCGAACAATATGCCAATATCGGTGGAAGAGCATTGGCAACACATGCCATGATGAAAGAACAGGTAATTAAACCTGTGACAGCATTTGCACAAGCCGAAGTTGCCGCAACCAATCTCAGAGTGGCAATGATGGATAAAGATGGGAAAGTCTCGTCTAATTTTGAAAAAATAAACAAACTTGCCACAAATCTTGGGGATAAATTGCCGGGTACAACAGCCGATTTCCAAGATTTAATGACAATGCTCGTTAGACAAGGCATGAGTGCTGAAACGATTTTAGGCGGTACAGGTGAAGCGGCAGCGTATCTATCGGTACAGCTTGAAATGCAACCAAAACAAGCCGCAGAATTTGCCGCCAAGATGCAAGACGCCACCCGCACCACTGAAAAAGACATGATGGGATTAATGGATGTTATCCAAAAGGGATTTTATGCGGGCGTTGACCCAACCAATATGCTAGGCGCTTTTAAAAATCTTGGTTCAGCCATGGACACCATTAAAATGAAAGGCTTGGACGGGGCAAAAGCACTCGCACCATTTGTTGCAATGTTCGACCAAGCAGGAATGGACGGTTCTGCATCAGGTAACGCCATGCGTAAAGTGTTACAAAAAGGGATGAAATATGGCGACATTCAGGCCACATTGAATAAGCTGAGAAAAAAAGGGCTTCTAAGATCAAATATCAATCTTGATTTTACCAATGGCAAAGGTGAATTCGGTGGCTTTGATAAGTTATTTAGTGAATTAACTAAGCTTAAAAAATTAGATACTGCAGAACGCATAAAAGTGATTGAAGGCGTATTTGGTAATGATGCAGAAGTCAATCAGGTGGTATCTACGCTTATTGAAAAAGGCAAAGCGGGGTATGAGGAATTTGCCGCCAAAATGGAAAAACAAGCCGATTTACGTAAGCGAGTTGATGAACAATTAGGCACACTAACCAATATTTGGGAAGCCACAACAGGGACTTTTACAAACTTACTCGCAGAAATAGGCGCAACCATTGCCCCACAATTAAAACAATTATCCGCAGAGTTAGGGGAAATTACAGAAAAAGTGAAGAACTGGGTTAAAGCAAATCCAGAGCTAACAGGAACATTAATGAAAATCGCCGTATTTTTAACTGCCGTTGTGGGTATAACGGGTGCGCTCGCTTCTGCATTTAGCTTCCTACTCTTCCCTATTGGTCGAACCGCTTTATTTTTAGGATCACTGAGTAAGACGATTATCGGCATTATTCCAAACATTCTCGCTTTCAGTGCCGCATTATTGACAAATCCGCTCACATGGATTGTTGCGGGCATCGCCGCCGTCATTGCTGCAATCGTATTACTTGTTAAAAACTGGGATGTTGTAAAAGAAGCATTTGCCACAGGTTGGAATTGGTTGTGCGAATTATTCAACACTGGGTGGGAAAACATTAAAGGATTTTTTGCATCAGGGATTGATAAAATTTCCGCCACGATTTCAAGTTGGGATCCGCTTGGGTTGTTTTATAAAGTATTTGCACAAGTGTTGGGTTGGTTCGGCGTAGATTTGCCAAATAGTTTTTCTGCGTTCGGTTCTAAAATCATGTCAGCCCTTGGCGATGGTATTTTTAATACGTTTGACACAATCAAAACGGGCATAATGAATACCGTAAATTGGATAAAAGAAAAACTAGGCTTTTCCACCGAAGCAGAAAACACCATAAACCAAATTAAAACAAATGCAGGACGAGGCAATATCAACGGCGTGGCAGACAATGTCGCCTATACTGCAATTGGAACAATGGGGAAATTCGCTTCAGGGGGCTACACTGGCAATGGCGGCAAATATCAACCGATGGGCATTGTTCACGGTGGCGAATATGTCATGACCAAAGAAGCCACAAACCGTCTAGGCATCGCCACGCTGAACGCCTTAAATTACGGCAAGCAAGCTTTAATTGCGGGCGGTTTAGGTATCGGGCTTGCCACTGCCGCACCAATTCAGGTGGATAACAGACCGCCAATTTCAGCACGTCCAAGCATCAGCCAAACTATGCAACCAATGGCGGTCAATATCACCATTAATGCACAAGCAGGGCAAAATGAACGACAAATCGCCCAACTTGTCGCCGCAGAGCTTGAACGAATCAACCGACAACAACAAGCAAGAATGCGAAGTCGAATGACAGATCGGGCATAAAAAAATAAAAGGGTGAAAGCCCTTTTTTGTTGCACATTGTAGAAAATAGTTTTATATTTCTTTAAAAAGTTGTAAACTTCGCAAACTTTTATTCTTTGGTGACTTATGACAAATCTATCATTAAATCCTATTTTTGAAAGTTTTGCGCCAATTTTTAAGCAATTAAAAACTGCGGCAATGTCTGCGTTATTTATTGCACCATTGGCGATAAATCATCCTGTTCGGCACACTACACACACAGTTAATATTTTCAGTGTCCAAACAAATGAAAACAAATCAATCAACCAACAAGAAATAGAAAAGATTATTGATATGGTGACAGCTGTTTCTGCTATCACTGATTTTGTTATTGCGTCAATCACGGCAGAATCATTAAGCTATATTGATTTAGATGACGTTCTAAGACTAGAAAGCAAAATTAACAAATATGATGATCTAGCTAACAATATTATGGCTAATAATAAATCTCCAGAATTATCAACAACGCTACAATCATTCAGCAATAAAATGCATACACTTTGCAATATGATGAAGTCAGAAAAATACAAACAAGAATCAGATAAAGTAGTTTTATCACGCGTTTATCGTACACCTGAAGATGCTGGATACACCTACAAATCGTCACATTCTTTTGATGATTTCAAAAAAGCAATGATGATGTAGGATAACAAATGAAGATTGAGTTATCGAAAAAATTTCAAGAAGGGCGTTTAAACACGCCCTTTTTTAAAGACATTCAAGCCATGTCAGATGACGAATTGCAGCTTATCTTTGATTTTATGCAATCCATTGAACAAGGGAAACGATTAAGGGGTAAAAATAAACCATCTTGGCTTGATGATAATCTCAATGACATTCCAAATACAGAAGTTTATCAACAAAACGAAATATGGCATTATCACTGTGGCCCTTACAATAAAGGATCTAGATATAGCCCTATGAGTGGGCTAAAAATGAATTTGGACGGTGAAACATCAGGGCCTGTAATTCATTATCAAAAAATATCAGATGAACATATTGTGATTATCGCTTTTTCCCCACAACACGAACCATTCCCACGCGAATGGGACACACCCAACCCAATCATTGATCGAACAGAATAAGCAAGTCGCCTGACTTGCTTTTTTGTTACCAAGTTTTTCACACTTCCACACACTCGCAAAATTAAACAAACTCACCAAAAATAGGGGCAATTATTACAAGTAGAAATCCGCCCATGTCAGCCGATAACAACCGCAGAATTGAAAGCATTATCCGCTTTGGTTTAATTGCCGAAGTCGATTATGCACAAGCAAAAGCACGGGTAAAGTGCGGTGAAATATTAACGGATTTCATCCCATTCATCACAATGCGATCAGGCACGACAAAAACATGGTCACCGCCAACACAAGGTGAACAATGCGTCATCTTGGCGGCAAGTGGTGAACTGACAACAGCGTGCATCATCACAGGGCTTTACACTCAAAACAGCCCAAGTCATTCAGCCGATGAACACGTGGTCGAATTTGCCGATGGCGCAAAAATTACCTACAACCAAGCAAATGGCGATTTGGTTGTAATAGGAATAAAAACCGCCAATATCAAAGCCGCCAATCAAATCAATATTGACTGCCCCACTGTCAACATTAAAGGCAATGTGAATATTGATGGGGAAGTGACATCAACAGGAGACATGATAGCGGGCGGCATTAGTCAGATGAAACATAAACACAAAGATGTGTCGAAAGGTAAAGACAAAACTGGAGAGCCTGAATAATGAATCGATTTACAGGCGAGAAAATCACAAGCGAAACGGAACACATCAAGCAGTCAATCGCTGACATTTTATTGACACCAATCGGATCACGTTTACAACGCCGAGAGTATGGCAGTCGTATTCCGGAACTCATTGACAGACCAATGAACCACGCTTTGTTGCTCCAACTTGCCGCAAGTGCGGTGATGGCATTGCACAAATGGGAACCCCGCGTGACGATTAGCCAATTTAAACCACAACTTACAGAAAACGGTATCACTTGCTCAATCGTGGGCAGAACAAGAAATCAAAACAATACCATCAATTATGATGATGTATGGCTAGGCGGTAAGAATGAGCGAATTAGTTGATTTAAAAAAACTCCCCGCACCAAAAGTTGTGCAAGAACTCAGTTATGAAACTTTACTTGCTCAACGAAAAGCTAAATTCCTGTCATTACAAGAAAATGACGATATGCGCCAACATTGGCAAGCTCGCTTACAGTTAGAAAGCGAACCAGTGGTTAAATTGCTTGAAGAAAATGCTTATTTAGAACTCTTGCTAAGAACAAATATTAATGAATCAGCCAAGGCAGTAATGCTTGCCTATGCGACAGGCTCAGACTTAGATCAATTAGGCGCATTATTTGGCGTCACTCGATTGATTATTCAAGCAGAAGATTTAAAAAGCACACCACCTAGTCCCGCTAAATATGAAGATGATGAACGCTTTCGAACACGCATTCAAATGTCATTAGAAGGATTAACCACAGCAGGCAGTCGCGCAAGCTATGAATTCCATGCACTTTCTACCTCTACAAAAGTGAAAGACGTTGATGTAACAAGCCAAACTGCAGGCACGGTGAAAGTTGCTATATTATCAACAGAAGGTCAAGGCACAGCCGACAGTGATTTAATTAATGCGGTAAAAGAACAGTTAAATGCCGAACATATTCGCCCATTGACTGATACGGTATTAGTCGAAAGTGCGGTGATTTTACCTTATGAAATTCAAGCTGCCATCACACTTTATCCAACTGTACTAGAAAGCGTTGTTATGGCAAATGTTAATCAAGCCATCGCCAATTATGCAAATAAGCAACACTTGCTTGGCATTGATATTACGCTTTCAGGCATTTATGCCGCCTTACATCAAGAAGGCGTACAGAACGTAAAACTGACCAAACCGCTTGCAGATTTAATCGTACAACCTCACCAAGCAGCATATTGCACACAAATTCAAGTCAACGTAGGTGGTAGAGATGAATAGCTATCTACTACCTACGGGGTCAAGCAAGCTAGAAAAACAATTATCGAATACGTTTTCAGCCATTGCGGAAATTCCTGTCCCCATTCGCCTTTTATGGAACGCTGACCATTGCCCCGTGAATTTATTGACGTGGCTTGCTTGGTCACTCTCAATTGATGAATGGGACGATGATTGGAGCGAAGATAATAAACGGCAAGCCATTTTAAATAGCATTCACGTTCATAAACATAAAGGAACAATTTCAGCCATTCGCCGCGTGATGAAGTCAGTGGGTTATGGCGAAGTGGATATTATCGAAAACCAATCACTTAAAACATGGAATGGTGAACTAAGTTTTGATGGGTCAGACACCTTTGAGCATGAAGGAATGCACTGGGCAGAATACAAAATTGTGTTACATCAGCCCATTACTATTGAAGAATCAAAACAAGTGCGGCGGATTTTAAATGAAAATGCCCCTGCACGTTGTCATTTGGTTGCGTTTAATTTTACAAGGGCTGGTCATCGTTGGGATGGCGAAATCAATTTCGACGGAAACTTTACTTTTGGAGAAGTATAAATGGGGAAAATTACTGAGCAACAACAATGGGAAGAAGATATTTATCTCATTGAAAAACAAGATAAGGTGCTTGGCGGAGAGCTTGGCGTAATTAACGTACAAGCTAAACAACTCGCCAACCGAACCAAATATTTAAAAGACCAAGTGGACGGTATCAACCGAGACCGCACAGGCTACGCTCCAAAAGCTAGTCCAGAGTTCACAGGCGTCCCAACCGCCCCCACCGCTAATTCAGACACGAACAACACACAAATCGCCACAACCGCATTTGTGAAAACCGCAATCGCCGCATTGGTAGGTTCAGCCCCAGCAGCATTGGACACGTTGGAAGAATTAGCCCGTGCGTTGGCAGGTGATGCAAATTTAAAATCGACGTTGCTTGCTGAAATCGGAAAAAAAGCCAACGCCACTGATTTTAATGCCTTACATGATTTATTTATTGGTATCCCTATTCCTTATCCACTCTCTGCCGTGCCGGAAGGTTGTTTAGCCATGAACGGACAACGTTTTGATAAAGCACGCTATCCGAAATTAGGGCAAAAATATCCGTCAGGACAGTTGCCTGATTTGCGTGGGGAATTTATCCGTGGGTTGGATAATGGGCGAAATGTGGATGGTGGTCGTGCTTTATTGTCATCGCAAGGGGACGCAATGCAGGCGATTAAAGGTGCGATTGGGAACTTTCAGTTTATTGATTCTACTCTATATGGCAGTTCTGGCGCATTAGCTGCGGCACAATCTACTCGTGCTGTAAATTTAACGCAATTTTATTCTACCTCGCAAAATACAGGTGAGGGGACAGGAAGAATCGAATTGGATTCAAGCAAAGTGTCAAGAACAGCCAAAGAAACACGACCACGCAACATCGCCTATCACTACATCTGTTTGGCCGAATAAGGAGCAAAAATGACCGTAACATTTAATCAAGAAGGCTTTGCCCAAAACAGCGGTGAAATCACCGTGTATTGCACTGATGCGCAAGGGATTTACATCAAAGAAACAACAGAGTATGTCAGTGCGGGCGGAAGCCTTGCGGCTGGCAGTTATTTAGATGCCCCGCCACAACCGAAACAAGGCTTTGTGATTGTGCGAGTGGATAACAATTGGCAATACCAAGTTGACCATCGCGGGACCTATTACAACAAAGAAACAGGCGATCAGGTCGAATATACCGCACTAGGTGAATTGCCCGAAAATTTAACCGCACTTGCACCGCTTGCCGAGCCTTGCAAGTGGAATGGCACAGAATGGGTAAAAGATGAAGCTAGAATTGTCGAGCTGTTTATGCAACGCAAAGAAGCCTTACTCACCACGCTTGCCAATAAAGCCGATACGCTTAAATCTAGCTTGCTGGTTGGCTATCCGCAAACAGAGATTGAAAGCTTCTATCGCCAAGAGAAAGAAGCCTTAGCATGGAAAGCTGATAATAAAGTTGACACCCCAATGCTTAAACAAATCGCAAGAGTGCGTGGCGTTCCTTTTGATGTGTTGGTTGAAAAAGTTATCGAGAAAGCATCGCAATTTGCGGTTGCTATCGGTTTGATTATTGGACAAAGACAGGCATTTGAAGATCGCTTGTTAGCATTAAAAACAATGGAAGAACTGACCGCACTTGAAAAGGAAATTGAAGAATGGAAATTCCAAGCAAATTAAAACTCTACGCTTATCACAACATCATCGCCATTGACCAATTATTCAATGCCTTAACAGGTGGCGCAGCAGACGAAACATTATCAAGTCGCACATATCGGGGGGCTATTTTAGCCGAGCAACCGAAAAAACGGTGGCGTGTACTCTATCGTTTTATCAATGGATTATTTAGAGATAAAAACCATTGCAAAACCGCATACGAAAGCGAAATAAACGGCAAACAGCGCGATTATCGGTTCAATCAAGGGAATGAAAAATGAATGAAATAATTTTTGATTGGATCCGTGGGGATGATGAATTCGAAACACTCATTTTCAATAATGATGACGACACCCCAATGGACTTTACAGGGAGTCAATTTGATTTGCATATCGTGCCGGAACGAAGTCAATCAGAAACCATTAAGCTATCAACATCAAATGGCTTAACCGTTAAAGAAAACGAAATCACACTGCACGTGTCGCACGATCAAACAGAAAATGCAGATTGGTCGGTGGCAAGTTGGGATTTGCAACAAACTGACAAGAACGGATTAATTAGCACCCTTTGCGGTGGCAAAGTGCGGTTAAAACGGGATGTTACAAGGGGGTGAAATGTGTATAAAGACTAAGGCGAAAGCCAAACACAAAGTGACACTCAAGCCTAAACAACAACACAAAATCACCGTTCAAAAAGGATATGCCAATATAGGCGGTGATCTTGATACAAGCAAATTACCAAACATCAACGAATTAATTATTCACTACAACATCGGAGCGCTTTAATGGCAAGACAAGAATTTAATCAAACAATCACAGAATTTGCTGAATTTGTGGGGATGAAAGATAAAGAGATTATCAAGCTAATCGGGGCAATGCAAAGCCTAACCACAACTCAGAAAGATACGATTGTTGGTGCAATCAATGAGATGAATCAGCGAATCAACAGTCTATCAAGTAATGCGGCCGGCATTAATGATAGCGCAACAAATGAAACAGCAACATTGTCGGCCAAGAAAATTCTTGAGCTTTTAAACCAAGCGAAAGCCGATGTCAAAAATGAGCTTTTAGGCGGTCAAGTTGACGCGAGCATTGACACAATCAAAGAGCTTGGCGATATGTTGAAGAACATTCAAACAGGCGAAGATGGCTTAAATAAATTGGTTCAAAAAATAACTCAAACCAACCAATCACTAGCACTGCTTGTTGGGAAGTTTACTGTGCTTGATGGTATCAACCTAAAAGAAGCTTACACTAGAGGTTACAATAAATAATGTTTCAAACTGGCGTGACTGAATTCGCTGAATTTGTCGGCAGTGAAATTAAGCGAATAGAAAAGAAAATTCCAGAGGGCGGTGGTAGCCAATCTAGTGATTCAATGATAGTCACTGGAAATGGACGACCTGATAAACCTGATACCACTGGCGGAAAGATTACAGGTAGAGAGCCGGACGGAACTTTTTATAACTCAACAAACGGTGCAGGCGTTGGAGCATACCTATGGCAAAAGCAAAATGGACAGTGGACTGTTATATCGGGTGATACAGGTATTAGACGACTATCTAACATTTCTGTAAATATTAAAGAAGGGGCTATTCATTTAAGACGAGTGAATAACAGAGTTGAGTGTTCTTTCTATGCGGGGCGTTGGGACACTATTTCTTTTTACGGGAGCAGTAATCCTAAATTCACGAGGAAAAATCACGCCAAGCGAATGGATATTTTACCCCCTCCGAGAATACCAGTTGGCTTCCGTACACGCACGCCTATTATGCTTCCGTTTTATAGCGATGACGGCGATGAAATTGCTACTGTATATGTTGCTAGTATAGGCGATAGAGCTTATATTGAGTTAAGATTTAGGGATAAAGTACCAACAACAGACCTTGATTATATGCGTCTTCCAGTCGTCAGTTGGATAACTGACGACCCATTCCCTGAAGTTCTGCCTTAATTTAAATAAAATGCGGTCAATTTTGGCCGCATTTTGTTACCCCGTTTTTCACACTTCCAACCGCTCGCACTGCCCCATTCTCTCGATCACAATAAAGACATTATTTAACCAATAGAAACCATAGGGCTAAAATATGTCTGATGAATATCTCCATGGGGTCAAGGTAACGGAAATCGCCGAAGCCTTGCGAACACTCACCACATCATCCACTGCCGTGATCGGTTTAGTGGCAACGGCAGCAGATGCAGACGCAACTGTTTTCCCACTCAATAAACCCACTCTTTTAACAGGTATCACCGCCGAAGTCCAAGCGAAAGCCGGTAAACAAGGCACACTATCCCGTGCGTTAGATGGCATTGCGGATATTGTAAATTGTAAAGTTGTGGTCATTCGTGTGGAAGAAAGTGATGACGAAAGCACAATGAAAGCAAACGTCATCGGCACAGTGGACAGCGACGGCAATTACACTGGATTAAAAGCGTTCTTAGTCTCTGCTGCCGTTTGTGGCGTGAAACCGCGTATTTTCTGCGTGCCGAAGTATGACAGCCAAGATGTCACCACCGAGCTTTTAAGCGTGGCGAAAAAATTGAATGGCTTTGTGTATGCATCGTGCGGTTCAGCCAAAACCAAAGAAGAAGCGGTGACTTATCGCCGTAATTTCTCACAGCGTGAATTAATGCTGATTTTCGGTGACTTCTTGTCGTTCAACCCGAACACCAAAGCAACCGAAGTGGATTATGCCGTTGTCCGTGCGGCGGCTATGCGTGCGTATCAAGATAAAGAATACGGCTGGCACACATCCATTTCGAACAAAGGTTTAACTGGCGTGACTGGCGTCACTAAGCCGCTTTCATTTGACATCAACGACAGTGCGACCGATGTCAACTATCTGAACGAACAAGGCATCACTTGTTGCGTCAATCACAATGGCTTCAAATTATGGGGCTTACGCACCTGTTCAGCCGACAAGTTATTCATCTACGAAAACTACACCCGCACCGCTCAAGTGTTGAAAGACACCATCGCACAATCCTTTGATTGGGCCGTGGATAAAAACATCAGCGTGATGTTGGTGAAAGAAATCGTGGAAGCGATCAATGCGAAATGGCGTGAATATGTGGCGAAAGGTTACTTAATCGGCGGCAAAGCATTTATCAATTCATCACTGAATACTGCCGCGACCTTAAAAGATGCAAAATTGCTTGTGTCTTATGATTACTGCCCTGTTCCGCCATTAGAACAATTAGGCTTTAACCAATACATCAGCGATGAATACCTTGTGGAATTCGCCGCAGAGATTGCCAAAGTAGGAGCATAACAAATGGCTTTACCACGTAAATTAAAACTCATGAACTTCTTGGCTGACGGTAATTCTTACCGTGGACAAGTCACTGAAATCACCCAACCTAAATTGGCAATGAAACTGGAAGAATACCGTGCTGGCGGCATGATCGGTCCAGTTAAAGTGAATTTAGGCATGGAAGGCTTGGAAGCGCAATTCAAAATGGGCGGTTATATGACCGAACTCATCAAAGAATTTGGCGGAAAAATTGATGGTTCAGCATTGCGCTTTGCGGGTGCATACCAACAAGACGACACCGAAGAAGTCACCGCCATTGAATTGATTATGCGTGGTCGTTTCAGCGAAATTGACAACGGCACAAGCAAATCAGGCGATGACACTGAACAAAGCTACACCGTGCCATTAACCTATTACAAAATCATCGAAAACGGCAAAGATTTGGTCGAGATTGATTTACTCAACTCAATCTTTATTGTCGGCGGCACTGACCGATTGGCAGAACACCGTTCAGCGATTGGCATCTAATCACCACCTAGCCCCGCAAGGGGCTTTTATTAAATCACTCCCCCACGCTTAAGCGTGGAATTTTTAAAGGTATAAAAAATGAAAAACGAAAACAGCAAAGTGATCACATTAACGAATCCGCTTGTGCGTGGCGAAACTAAAATCACCGAAATCACCGTCAACAAACCAACCGTGCCGGCATTAAAAGGCTTGAAAATGTTTGACGTGTTACAAATGGACGTGGACGCATTACAAGTGTTATTAACACGCGTGACAAATCCTGTGTTGCACAAATCTGACTTTTCAACAATGGAAGTGGCAGACTTCACCGAGCTTGCGGCGGTGGCTGTCGGTTT